GTAGATGCACAGCTAGCACAGCAAGCGGCGGCTCGTCAACAGCAAGCGGCTCAACAGCAACAGCAACAGATTGTGCAACAGCAACAGCTTGCAGGCATTTATCCAGACGCAATACTGCGGGGGTTGCGTCAAAACATTGGCACTGTGAGGCCGTCTGCGGCTAGTTTTGCCCCTTTAAGTTACCCGCAGGGTGCGCTAATGGGTAGACCCCCTATTGGGTTAAATATGGGCATGATGGGTTCTTCAGGGGTTAGGGGAATGGGGCAAATCCCTAAAGCGCCTGTATATGACCCAGTGACAGAAACATATTCGGTTGACGGAAAACCAATTGATAGACAGACCGCTGAATATATGATGGAAGTGCGCGGCGATGTTTATGATGCACTGCCTTCTCCTTCTGAGGGTATGTTTGGCAAGGTCATGGATTACGGGCTTCTGGGCAAAGCGCATGAAATGTTGCTAGGCCAGACAGCTAAAGAAAGGGCTATGGGCGATTACGGGCAGTTGCTGTCTATGGGCGGCGAGATTAACCCAGAGACAGGTGACGTTATCACGCCAACAGCGCGGGGCGAGCTGAAGTACAGCAACACAACTGGCCTTGTGACATATAAGGGTGCACCTGACCCAACTTATGAGGGTGCTTACAAAAACCTCATAAACCCTTATGTAAGTGACAGCGACAGCGGTTTTGTTGAGCCAGAGGCAACAACGGTTGCGGCTATAGAGCCTGAGCCAGAAAAGTCTATGATTGACATGGATTATCGCTATCCGGCTGGGGGTTATTATCCTAGAGAAGGGCGCTTTTTACGGCGTGGTTTGCTAGATGTTGCGCCACTTACCTATGGCGGTTTGTTGCGTGATTATACCCCAATGAGCTTTGAGGAAATGAATGTAGGGTTTAGACAGCCGACAGATGTTAGTTTGTTCCAAGACCCGTATGACGTTTCAGGATACACATTGATATGAACGAAGGTAAAGTCAGGGAAAGCATGGAGCGCGGCGAGAAAGCGGCGGCGTTGTTACGAAATGAATTATTACAGGAGGCATTTAGCCAACTTGAAACAGACTTTATACAGGCGTGGAAGGCGAGTTCTGTGGAAGATTCACAAAACCGTGAACGGCTGTATATGTTATGTCAGAACTTGTCAGCCCTCAGAGGATATCTCGAAGGGGTGGTTACGGATGGCAAACTGGCTAAGGCGCAACTAGATGAGTTGCAAAACCGTATAAAATTTGAGAAAAGGTAATAGATATGTCCAATAACTCGCAAGAGACTGGCGCAATTTCGATTGATGAAGCAATGAACAGCCTATTAGCAACACCCCCTGAAGAGGACAAGGTAAGTGATGGGCGGCTAGGAGAAGAGGCAGAAGCCGAAGCTCCGACACTGGAAGCAGAGGCCGAGACAGAGGAAGCCGAAGAGGTTGAATATGTCGAGGATGATGAAGAAGGTGAGTATGATACTGACGAGGTGGAAGAAGAGGAAGAGGTTGAGCAACCTGATATTTACACCGTCAAAGTAGACGGCGAAGAATATGAGGTCACGCAAGACGAGCTTCTGAACGGATACCAGCGCCAGCAGGCATACACAAAGCGTAGTCAAGAACTCGCTGAACAGCGTAAGGCTTTTGAAGCAGAAGCCTCACAGGTTGCTCAGATGAGGGATGCTTACGCACAGCAGTTAGAGCAGTTGTCTCAACAGCTTAATCAGGTCAACGAGCAAGAACCTGATTGGGCGGCACTGGCTAAGGAATACTCTGCTGAGGACTTGATTGTTTACAAGGCGCAACTTGACCAGCAAAAGGAATATGCGAAGCAAGTTGAAGCTGAGAAGCAAGCCATAGCTCAACAGCAGGCACAGGAGCAACAAGCTCAGATGCAACAGCATCTGGCTTCTCAGAGGGAAGAAATGCTTAACCGCATCCCTCAGTGGCGTGATGAGGATATTCGCACAAGTGAGCGCGAACAAGTCATCAAATACGCTCAACAGAGTGTAGGATTTTCGCCGCAAGAAATAGCTAATGCGTCTGACGCACGGGCTATCGAATTGCTTTATAAGGCGTGGCAATGGGACAATCTTCAGCAGAAGAAACCCGCCGCGAAGAAGAAGGCAAGCAAAGCTCCTAAGATGGCCAAGGCTGGGCAACCAAAGACGAAGGCTCAAGTTGCAAGTCGTTCAAGGCAGAGGTCTTTAAAGAGGCTCAATAATGAGCGTTCTGTAGATGCCGCTGTTAATTACTTAATGGGTAACTAGCTAATAGAAGGAACTTGAAAAATGGCTACACATACCACGCAAACCGCCGTAGGCGAACGCGAAGATTTGGCAGATGTGATTTATCGCATCGACCCAGATGAAACACCAATCTTTTCTGCCCTGAAGAAAGAAACCTCAAACGGTATCTTTACTGAGTGGCAGGTGCAGGAACTGGCGGCGGCTTCCGCAACCAACTACGTCAATGAAGGCGCAAATGCTACATTTGCAACTCCAACAGCGACTGTTCGGTTCGGTAACTACCACCAGATTTCAGTCAAAGACGTTGCAGTATCCGGCACACTGGAAGCTGTTGACAAAGCAGGCCGTGACCGTGAAATGGCATACCAGCGCGTTCTGAAATCATTGGAGCTACGCAGGGACATCGAAAAAGCAATCGGTGACACAGACGTAGCCCGTGACGCATCAGACCCTCGTAAGTCAGCATCACTGACTTGCTGGATGACAAACGGTTCAGTTGGCTCAGGCGGTTCATTCGCAACTGGCGATGGCACAGACACCATCACTGGCGGTACTGACCGTGCGCTGACACTTGCTCTCATCGAGGACGGGATGCAAGATGCTTGGACAGACGGCGGAGCGCCAAAAATGCTAATTGGTAGCGCCCAAAATCGTGCTAACTTCTCAGACCTGTCAGCTACTGGCAATCTGGTAAGCAACGATGTCAACATGACACAGGCGAAGGCAACAACATACGTTGGCTCAACCTCTGTTTACCTGACAGACTTTGGCACACTGGACGTTGCTCCATCACGCTTCATGGGCAATGACCGGATGTTCCTGATTGACCCAGACTTCGCATCACTTTGCACACTGTCAGGCCGTAACTTCGCTGAGAAGGACATTGCCGCAACAGGTGACGCAGAAAAGATGCAACTCATCACTGAGTGGTCATTGAAGGTGCAAGCACCAAAGGCACACGCTGTAATTTATGACCTAAACGGTTCGTAAGCTAGCTAATCAAAGAGGGGGGCGGGTGACTGCCCCTCTCACCTTTCAGGAGGAACTATGGACAGAATATTAAAGACAGACCCGCTTGCTGGCACTCAGGTCAAGATGAAGCAGGGCAGACATGGCGATACTGTTATTGAGCAAACCCAGCAGTTTGACAACTTGCTAAAGATTAACAAGCACATGGCTGACGATTGGCGCTATGGGCAAATGCGTGGCACACAAAGGCACATGAGCCATGTGGCGGAAATACCTAATGTGCTGTATAATGAGCTTGTGCAGAAGTTCGGCAAGCCTGCTGATAACCCGAAGGCTTGGAAGCAGTGGCTGAACAATAACGAAAACAGAGTATTCAGAACAGGCGGCGGTCACTTATGAGTATTGCAAATTACGCGGAACTTAAAACAGCCGTTGCCAATTTCATGGCTCGGTCTGACTTAACCAGCCAAATACCTGATTTTATCACAATGGCTGAATCACGCATGAGCCGTGAGCTAGAGACACGCGAACAGGAAAAGCGTTCTCAGGCCACGCTGGTTGCTGGCGATGAGTATATCTTGTTGCCCAATGATTTCCGCGAAGTGCGCGAAGTAAAAATAAACGCCTCACCGACACGGGTGCTTAGATATTACAGCCCCTCAGCTTTGGATAGTATGTACTCCTCAAACGGGCAGGGTATGCCGGAGGGTTACAGCATTGTCGGGCTGGAAATGAAGATGCGCCCCATACCAGATTCAGCATATACCTCTGAGATTGTTTACATTGGCTCACTGCCAAACATCAGCAATACAACAACCCCCACCTTGTTTATCAGAAGCCCTGACTTGTATTTGTACGGCGCTTTGTCAGAGGGTTATGCTTATTTGCTGGATGAGGCTAGAGCCGCACAGTATGACCAGAAATTCACGCGCATCTTACAAGAGATAAAAGTGGACGAAGAGAGAAGTCACTACGGCACAGGTTCTCTCAGTATTAAATCAGCCTATTCACAAGCAAACGCACAAGCGGAGAGATAAACC